TTCATCAAGCCCGACAGAAGTGGCCAAATCAAAAGAGTTAGTTGACTGTTTGTCTTTTTGCTTAGATGGATTGTCTAATTGTAATTGCTCAAATAAACCAAGCGTAGAATCTTATGAGCAAAAATATTTAGAAAGAGCAAGTTCTTTTTCAGAAGATGCTTTGAAAGTTCTAGGAGTTATTCTAGATCCTAATTCAGCTTACTCAGATATTTACATTTCATTTCCCAATATAGATAAAAAAATAAAAATCAAATGAAAGAAACAAAACTTGACATTAACTCAAGACTTGTAGGAAAGACTGTTCGCGTTTTAGACCCAGATGGCGAATGGGTAGGAGAAGTTTCTGCTGTTAAAGATGAAGACACGTTCTTAGTTTCTAATGGCAATACTTTAGTGGCTGTTGATATTTTTGATATTAGGTCTCTAAATTAAGTGTAATGTTTGTTATATGCCACTTCCAAAGCCTAGAAAAAACGAAAAGCAAAGCGAATTTGTATCAAAATGTATGGGTGATCCTACCATGAACAAGGATTTCCCACAACAAAAACAAAGAGCCGCTGTTTGCTATAGCCAATTCAAAAGGAAAGCGAAGGCGTCTGAGTCTCTAGATTGGGAAGACTCCTCCGACGAGAGTTTCATAATTTATTAATAAAAAAGGCGCGGTTTTGGCCGCGCCGTGTTGTTTTACTTCTTCTTGTTTGGAGGCGGCGGCGCTTGCTTGCCAATATTTCCCACATTTCCTAGGCTACCTGAGCTACCAGACTTTCCAGCGGTAGTAGGGCTCTTTGTGGCTGGCTTGCCCAAGTTTCCAATGTTGCCAATGCTGCCAGTGCCTCCAGTGCCTCCTGAAATAGCGGCCTTCTTAACGGCCTTCTTTGCGGTTGAATTCTTCTTTGCATAAGCCTTAGTCTTAGATGTCTTCTTCATCGTTTTTATCTTAATCGTAACTTTAAAAAAATCTAGAAAAACCTTGACTTAATAGAAAAAATTTCTATATTTTATAGGTCATGGGCATAGAGGATAAAATTATTTGCTTGTGCCTCAACAAAAGGTGGCAACCAATTGGGGTTAAATCTGTAAGAGATGCTTTCAGTGAATTGGTGCATCCCAATTGTGTGGCATTAAATGTCATCTATAAGAAAAATGAAGATGGATCTTTAAATTTTTCTGATATAGAAGATATTCAAGCCGTCAAATGGGACGAGTGGCTAACTCTTCCTGTCAGAGAGTGCGACTTAGAAATTCGCACAAGCAAGATGTCTATAAGAGTACCGACTATCATTGCTTCGTCTAAATACTCTGAAGTACCCGTAAAAACATTTCGTCCTACTAGAAACAATATTTGGCTTAGAGATCAAGGTATTTGTCAATACAGTGGTAAAAAATTAAAACCAGAAGAAGCAAATATAGACCATCCTTTTCCAAAATCAAGAGGAGGCCCAAACACTTGGGAGAATATGGTTCTTTGCCACAAAGATATAAATTCTAAAAAGGGAAGCAAAACGCCAGAAGAAGCTGGGCTAAAACTTATTAGAAAGCCAAAGCCAATGGCCCCAAGATTAGCAAGTGATGCGATTGATTTCAAAAACCATGTTGATTGGAGCGTATTTTTAAAATGAACAAAATAATAGGAATATCAGGACTAGCAGGAGACGGCAAAGACTCTTTGTGCAATATGCTAAGAGTTTTATTTGAAGGCTCTGGATATGCATTTGAGCGCATGGCTTTGGCCGACGAATTGAAGGAGGAGTGCCGCGAAGCCTTAAAGTCTATGTATAATATAAATCCAATACTATGCTCAAGAGAAGAGAAGGCTCTTATTAGAGATTTCTTAGTTTTTTATGCTAAAGTAAAACGTGAAGAATCTAAAGGAACTCATTGGATTGGAAAACTAGCTAAAAAAATTTCTAGTCTACCAAAAATTGAGTCCGATAGAATAATTTGCATCCCAGATGTTCGTCACGCTCAATATGAACACGACGAGGTTGCTTGGATTAAAAAAAATAAAGGCATCTTAATTCATGTCAAGAAGTATCAACTAGAAGAAGCTTTTGCTTTCAAGAAATCTTATTCTATTCCAGTTAATAATGAAGAGGCGACACACACCCCAAAGCTAGAAGCTCTTGCTGATTTTGTTATTGAATGGCAAGACACTTCTCCTGTCGCTCCTGAAAACAGCCACTTCTCAAGAGAATCAGTTGTTGAATTATTTATTCTTATCAGAGACTCGTTCCTTCTTGACCCACCTAAAGAGACAAAGCGTCTCAGCAAGTCTCAAAAGATTCGTAAAAACATAGAAAAACTAAAGAAAATATAGTGGCACGGCCTCTGCTTAAATGAGACACCTATGTATTACACACTTAAATCATCAACTCAATTGGCTAAAGAACTCAACAGCTACCTAACATTAGACTTGTGGAAAGAAACAGAAGAGGCGTTCAAATTAGAGCTTGACACTCCGGGCTTTTCAAAGAATGAAATAACTGTTACTTCTAAAGGAAATGTTGTTTGCGTCACCATTTCTCCAAAACAAGGAAACAAGAGAACCCCATTCTCAGCAGAATACAAGCTGCCAAACTCTGCTGTCGTTTCTGAATCTATTGCTCATCTTGAAGATGGTGTTCTAAAGATAATCGTTCCTAAAAAAGAACAAGAAAAAGTTAATGTTATTCCAATAAAATAATTTGACTTTTTTTATATCGCCGCAACAATATAGTTGCTATGAATAAGTACACTATTACGGTTACAGAGTCTGCCGCAGGAACATTTGCGGTAACTGATGTTCAGAAGGTTGTTAAGATCAATCAGCATCGAACCGATGCTAAGCGTATGCCTCGTAACGCATTCGGCTTTTCTGCTGCGTCAGATCCTCAAAGCTTGACCAAGCGAGCAACTCGCCGTAGTCGCTAAAACAACTGGGGGAGCGAAAGCTCCCCCTTTTTTTATGGACAATTTAGATATGCTTATTAAAACCTCCGAGTTCTATGAGGCGGAGGCCGAAAGACTCTTGGAGAAGTTGCGATCTTGCAAAACAAAAAAGCAAACACTAGATGTCGTTGCAGAGCTTAAGTCTTTGAAGCAAAAGATTAAATTTGAGATAAATCAAATCTCTAAAATTCTAGAAGACAACGCAGAATATTAATAAGCAGTATAGCCATAAGTTCTTCCTGATCTGATGTATGGATAATTGTCTGGAAAAGCTCCAGCAACAATATCGTCTCCAACAACTTGGCCGGGAACAAACTTTTTGCCTCTGTAGGCGCTGATTAGCAACTTTAGGGATTCTTCCTCTTGTTTCTTTTCGGCGCTTACTGTTTTTATCAGTTGATTTTTATCTAGTTTTCTGACCTTTGTGTCATTGTGAGTTACTTCTATAACATCATCGGAATCTGTAGAAGTCAATTTAGATCTAATGATTACAGCATATCTGTGTATTATGTACATCTTTTTTAGGATTGCTACAGCATTAATATCTATTTGAACTGTTGTGTTGTCTGCGTCAACTATCTCATAGGTTGTTTCATCAACTACAAAATTAGAAAAAAGATAACTATTAAGCGCCCCGACATTCGCTCTAACCCAAAAAGCTATAGCCGCGATACTTAAATCGCTTGGGCTATTTAAATCAAAATATATTTCTTGAGCTATGTCAACAACCTTCATATGTTATAATTACACAAAAATAGTCTGATCTGGGTTATATTTTGGCATATGAGGAAAAGGCGGTATAGAAATATTCGGCGCAGACGTAGGAATAATTGGCCAAGTTACTGTAGAAAGATCTTCTACATTAAACAAATCTCTTAACTGTTGTCTAAATACAGCAAAATCTGTTCTTGCGTCTTGAGAAATTGGCACATCAGGTATTTGAGTGAAATCAGTCATTTTCAAATACTGGTCTCTTATTGGAGTAACGTTTGCAATAAAAATTTTATCTAGTGTTTCTATATCCGTCTCATCCAAATCAGCTAGAAAATATTGTATGTTTACTACTTTGTGTGTTTGATCTAATGAAATTTGAGATTTTATTTTCTGATTGACTCCGCAAATTGGCTTAATTGAATCTATAAATTTCCAAAAAGCATATCCGCTCATTCCAGTCCAACTCAAATCTAATAACAATCCAGGATCACTTATTTCTATATTATTAAATCCAGAAGTTATACCAAAATTTTCTGGTAGAAAAGCAGGTCCATATTGTATTGTATACGACTGTGATGCGTCGTCCCATTTCATGTAATAATATTGGTTCATAATTTAAACTAAAGCTGTAAAGTTGTATTTTAAATAATATCTTCTTGCTATATCATCGTGTTCTGCTGCTGTTAATCTAGATCCATTCCAAAACATAAAATGACCTAAACGAATTGCTGATTGATAGTTATCCGTGAATCCTCCATATTTGCAGATTCCCACTCTTCCCGCTGTTGAGGCTGCATATGGGCCTCCAGTTGCTGTTCCCCCATCTGTTCCATTTGCTCTATAAATTTTAAATATTGATCCTGCGCCACCGCCGGTAAAATCATTAGTTACTGCAACCATATAAAAAGTATTTGCTATATTACCATATGAAGAAGCTGATATGGCTGCAACTCCGTTTCTTGAATATCTCATAGCGTCACCAGAGGTATTCCACCCAATCCACCAATCATTTCCAGTGCCATTGTAAGCTCCGCATATAATACAAGGAAACCCAACCATTGCTCCACTAGGACCAGTTTGAATTCCTATATGAATAGAGTAATCATTTTGGTGAGTAATGTTGGCGCACTGTATTGTTTTGCCGCTGGTATTTGTTGTGTTATTTAGGTCCAGCATTCCGCCTCTAAAACTTCCCAACCAATTTGAATTGGCGTTCATATTGTTGATTATTCCAGTATTCCCATTACCACTCAAATCTGGTATGGTGTTTCCATTAGTTATAGCGCTTCCGCCATAACCTTGCGTAAAATCGTGTCTTATTGTTGGTGCTGGCATATTATTTAGATCCTGTTCTGTATGCTACTCTTTGATAGCTTCTATCTGCTGCGTTAAACATGAATTTATCAAAATTTGGATTTGTAGTACTTAAACTAGCATAGTTAGCAGAACCATTTCCGAATGTTATATAGCAGTTACTTCCAACATACGCAATTGTTCTAGCTGTGCCGAAAAAAGTAGTTGAAGTTATTGGAACATTTACAAAGCTGTCGTCTACGCTTCCATTTTGTAAACTTGTCCAACCGCTTGGAGGCCAAGTTCCTGTAGAAGAGGCCCCCAACGATGGAGCTGTTGATCCAGAAGCGCTTAATGCTCCATTTATATATTGATAAGAAGAATAAAATGTAGTAGTCACTCCTGACGCGCCCCAAACATAAGTAGTGTTTGCAACAGGCGAAAAAGCCGTTCCCGTTCCCCCAGACGTATAATGCCCAGAAACTCCTCCAGTATTTGCCCAGTTACCCAGCCTCAACTCTACTTGCCCATTTACAAACAAATAGATTTCGTAAATACAATTACTTGCTCCCACGGTTCCGCTTGTGGAAGATCCACCCTCGAATCTTATTTGAGTGAAGTTAACAGCAGATCCCCCGCCAGTTCCTCCCGTTCCCCCTGTCCCGCCTGTTCCGCTTGATCCGCTTGATCCGCTTGTGCCAAAATTAGGATTAATATAAGGCAATTGAAATGGATTAGATCTTAATACAGGGGCGAATATCATAAATTTGAAGAATCAATATTTTGAGAAACTACTGTTCCTATCCAAACAGGAGTAGCAGCGCCTCCTTGATAAGATGTTAATGTAAACACATCAGCTCTTCCAGAAGTATTTGTTAGCGTCGGATTTATTCCTCCGGGCCAAAGAACGCTTGTCCAATTTATAGTATTTGATGTTCCTGCATATTTTACTACTAATATCACAGAGTCTACATAACCAGAAGTAACTCTATTACTATAAGCTAGAGTCGCAGTGCTACTAGTATTTAATGTTAATACTAATGTATTTCCAGTAGCTAAATTTATAGTAACAGTAGAGCTTGTTGAACTAAGTACGCTTGCTGTATATTGCGTCGTGCTTAAAGTCCCCCCAACAAGAGTAAGCCTTGTTCCATCATATCTTGCGCCACTTTCTGCTTGGATTGAGCTTGGTGATCCAGTTGCAGTTAATATATAATCATTAGTATTATTATTTATTGTTGCCCCGCCAGCGCCAGTACCTCCAGTACCTCCAGTACCTCCTGTTCCACCCGTTCCTCCTGTACCACCAGTGCCGCCTGTGGATCCAGTAGATCCTGTAGAACCGATTCCACCAGTCCCGCCTGTGCCGCCTGTGCCGCCTGTGCCGCCTGTTCCTCCTTGAGACCCAGTCACTCCAATGAGACCTGCTGGACCTACTCTTCTACCAGTAGATATAACTGTACTTGGTGCGGCGTTACCTGTGTATCCGACATTCGTTAAAGTAACTGAAGTAGTGCTGCTCCAAGAATTAATAGAAAAGTATCCAGCGTTTTCTATATATATAATTTGACTTACTTGCATCCAGTCAGTATTTCCTACGCTCACTACAACAGTTGAGGAAACCGCTGGCATGGTAAATGCCGCCGTAGTTGTAGTAAACGCGTTTCGGCCAGCAGACCCAATAGATCCTGTAGAACCAATTCCACCAGTTCCGCCTGTTCCGCCTGTTCCGCCAGTGCCACCTGTTCCTCCTTGAGATCCAGTAGAGCCTATTCCTCCAGTGCCTCCTGTTCCACCAGTGCCTCCTGTTCCACCAGTGCCGCCTTGAGAACCTGTAGATCCAGTTGAACCTATTCCACCCGTTCCTCCTGTTCCGCCAGTGCCACCTGTTCCTCCTTGAGATCCAGTAGAGCCTATACCACCAGTGCCACCAGTGCCACCTTGAGAGCCAGTAGAACCTATTCCGCCTGTGCCGCCAGTGCCGCCAGTGCCGCCAGTTCCTCCAGTGCCGCCTTGAGATCCGGTGGACCCAAGTGATCCATTAGAGCCGTTAGAACCATTTGATCCAGCGCTTCCTGTTTCTCCCATCGGAGCAAAAGCAACATTAGTTATACCTTTAGCATCTGTCGCCCAAAAACTTGAGTCAAAATATAAAGCATTTCCTATTGCTCTTGCTACAGTTCTCTGTACTACTCCATCTTTCCAATATCTAACATTGTATCCATCATATGTTATCCCTAGTTCTGTGCTATTTGCAGTATATGCTCCAAAAGTTCCTGCTGAAGTTCCATTTTCAAAAATTTCTACAGTGCCTGATCCAGCAGAAAAAGACCAACAATAATCTATACTAGTAAAGCTGGCATTTAAAGTTGGATCACTATTTAATCCAAATCTTGCATCTACAAATCCTGTTGCTTTAGCTGAACAATAAACGCCCCTAACATACCCTTGAGACGAATAAACTTGACCATCCCAAACGCTATTGTTTCCAGTAGTTTTTATGAATGTCGAGCTGTCAGATCCATAAGTTGTTCCGCCTCCAAAAACAGGCGTCCAATTTGACGCTCCTCTGGCTCCTGTGCCGCCAGTGGCGCCTGCACCTCCTGTTCCACCAGTGCCTCCTGTTCCACCAGTGCCTCCTGTTCCACCAGTGCCTCCTGTTCCACCAGTGCCGCCTTGAGAACCTGTAGAGCCGGTTGAGCCTATTCCTCCTGTTCCACCCGTTCCTCCTGTTCCACCCGTTCCTCCTGTACCACCAGTGCCTCCTTGAGATCCAGTTGACCCAGTAGAACCTATTGATAATGCAGCGCTAATTGGGCCATTTTCAACAGTACCAAAAGCCGTTGCAAAACTAATATCCCAACCGCTGGCCCATCTACCTTGATCAGTAGCGCTATAGCCTGCCTGAAAATCTTCTATAAAAACTTGTGGATAATCCCAAACAGTATTCGTTTCTCCAATCCAAATAACGTTATATCCACCTTCAAGGCCAAATCTTACATTCAATGCAGATACACCATTCATTGAATTTTGATAAGCGAAAAAATTATACCAGCCACCTAAATTATAGTTATATCCTCCAAGATCTATTGTTCTTGAATTTCCTGTAGTATTACCACTATAAAGATAAATTTTTACAGTCATTCTCATCATTGTAGATGAACGATAAGCTGCTAAAGGAAGTCTTATTTTTAAGGCTCCAGTTACTGTCGATGTATTTGTTGCATAAGCTGCGCCGCCAGGATGAGTAAGTCTCAAAGGGACTATTCCAGCATTAGTTCCTGTTATATCTGAAATGCCTTTTTGTGTAGTAGCTAGACCTTGGAAAGTAACATCTCCAGTAAATGTTCCTCCTCCAAATGGATTTCCAGTAGCGCCAGTGCTTCCTAGTCCTCCAGTTCCACCAGTACCGCCAGTTCCACCAGTGCCGCCTGTGGCTCCAGTAGATCCTGTAGAACCTGTAGAACCGATTCCACCAGTTCCACCCGTTCCTCCTGTACCACCTGTACCTCCTTGAGATCCAATCGATCCAGTAACACCAATTAAACCACCCGGAGTTATTTTTCTGACAGAACTAATTACTGCTCCTTGAGAAGCGTTTCCTGCATATCCAAGATTAGTTAAAGTAACTGAAGTGGCGCTGCCGATAGCATTTACAGAAAAATATCCAGCAGTTTCAAAATAAACAACTTCTCCTACTGCCATCCAACTAGTATTTACAACACTTACAACAACAGTTGAAGAAACCGCTGGCATACTAAATATTGCTGTGTTTGTAGTAGAAGCGCTTACGCCGTTAGAACCTATAGATCCTGTAGAACCAATCCCACCAGTTCCTCCTGTTCCTCCTGTTCCTCCTGTTCCACCAGTGCCTCCTTGAGAACCAGTGGAACCAATAGATCCAGTTGAACCTATTCCCCCAGTGCCGCCAGTTCCTCCAGTCCCGCCTGTCCCTCCAGATGTTCCAGAAGAACCAGACGACCCACTTGTTCCAGAAGATCCTGCGCTTCCGCTAGTTCCAGACGAACCAGAAGAGCCGCTAGTCCCCGAGCTTCCAGAAGAACCAGATGGTCCACTGCTTCCAGCTTCACCCATTGGGCCATAACCTACATTTGTTATTCCTTGAGAATTTGCAGAATAAAAGCTAGTATCAAAATAAAGAGCATTCCCAAGACCTCTAGCTACAGTTCTTTGTATTACTCCGTCTCTCCAGTATCTTACGTTTGCTCCGTCATAGGTAATAGCTAATACTGTGCTTGTTGTGAAAGTCATTCCAGTGACTACTGGAGAATTGCTTTCGTATATAGAAAGACCTCCAGTGTCCATGTACCAAGCATAATCCAACGAAGTGTAAGAAGCGTCACCAGTAGGATCAGAGTTCAAGCCGAACATTACTATAGATGAAGTGCTTGTGGCTTTAGCTGTGCAATAAACACCTCTTACATATCCTTGAGTAGAATAAACTTGAGAATCCCAAGCATTAGTTCCAGAAGATTTTATGAAAGTGCTGCTATCTGCTCCGTAAGCTGTATTTCCTCCGAAAACAGGAGTCCAATCTGAAGCTCCTCTAGCACCAGTTCCACCTGTTCCGCCAGTGCCACCAGTGCCTCCTTGAGATCCTGTAGAGCCTATTCCACCTGTGCCACCAGTTCCTCCTGTTCCTCCAGTAGAACCTGAGCTGCCAGAAGTTCCCGCAGAACCAGAAGTGCCAGAGCTTCCAGCAGAGCCAGAAGTCCCTGAAGATCCACTAGTTCCAGATGAACCACCTGATCCAGATGTGCCAGATGATCCGCTAGTTCCAGAAGAACCTCCTGACCCTGATGTTCCACTAGAACCAGAAGAGCCTGATGACCCACCAGACCCTGAAGTTCCTGATGTTCCGCTTGTTCCAGAAGAACCTCCAGATCCAGAAGTCCCACTTGATCCAGAAGTTCCTGATGACCCACCGGAACCTGAAGTCCCAGAAGACCCACTGCTTCCTGAAGTGCCAGAAGACCCAGATGTTCCACTTGAACCACTTGTTCCACTGACTATTCCCAATGTTGTCTGCGCAAATGAATAGTGTGTTGTACCTTCTGTTACAAATGTTATACTATTTGATTGATTGTCTGTATTTGTTGCACGAACTTTAACAAGTATTTTGTCTGTTAAATTTAATGAATAACCCGATTGATATGTATCGGAGTTCACCATTGATGGTGTGGGAGAATCACTTGTTACCGCAACAGGATCTGTTGTAAATAATAAAGTTTCAACTCCCCCAGAAGATCTTTTATAAACTTCACAAAATATATTAAATGAAGCGTTAGCATCTTGTTTATATGCATGTAAGAAAAATGCCCAAATACCCGCTGGTATTGCTGTTACATTGGGTAGATTTGTAGCTGTTAAATATGATTGAATAGTTGCTGTGACGCCACTTGCAATCGTAGCAGATACACTTTGTTCTGCTGCTGCGCTTGGAGTTATAGAAAATTCCTTGTATGGCGTTTGTGTTACAGATTCATTAAAGTAATAGACAGCGCCTCCTGATACGCCATCTATGCCGCTTGATCCAGAAGACCCGCTAGATCCAGATGAACCAGAAGTCCCTGAAGATCCACTAGTTCCAGATGAACCACCTGATCCAGATGTACCAGATGATCCGCTAGTTCCAGAAGAACCTCCTGACCCTGATGTTCCACTAGAACCAGAAGAGCCTGATGACCCACCAGACCCTGAAGTTCCTGATGTTCCGCTTGTTCCAGAAGAACCCCCAGAGCCAGATGTACCAGAGCTTCCTGATGTTCCAGATGTACCAGATGAACCGCCAGACCCCGAAGTTCCAGAAGACCCAGAGCTTCCGCTGGTGCCAGAAGATCCATCGCCACCGCTTGCGCCGTCTAAGTTTATTAACCAGCTAGAATAAGTTCCAGATCCTACAGTTCTTATTGGTGCGCCAAAAGATAAATCTCCAGTTGCAGCATTATAAGAGATAACTTCGCACTCTTGGAAATTAGATCCATTATATACAACAATAATAGATTGAGCAACGCTATAACCATAATTAGGTCCAATATTTAAAGTACCAGCATTTCCTAAAGTAAATGAAGTTTCTGAAGTTGCTCTATATTTATCTCCACTAGATCCAGAGCTTCCGCTTGTGCCAGAAGTGCCGCTTGAACCAGATGTTCCTGATGATCCGCCAGAACCAGAAGTCCCAGAGCTTCCTGAGCTTCCGCTTGAGCCAGAAGTTCCAGAGGAGCCTCCTGACCCACTAGTTCCAGAAGACCCAGAGGTTCCAGATGAACCAGATGTCCCGCTAGTTCCAGAACTTCCTCCAGAACCTGATGTTCCAGAAGAGCCAGATGTTCCGCTAGTTCCATCTATTCCAGATGTTCCACTAGTACCCGATGTCCCGCTAGTTCCAGAAGAACCACTTGTTCCACTAGATCCACTGGTTCCAGATGAGCCACCAGAGCCAGAAGTCCCAGAGCTTCCTGAGCTTCCGCTTGAGCCAGAGGTTCCAGAGGAGCCTCCTGATCCACTAGTTCCAGAAGATCCTGAAGTCCCAGAAGTGCCACTTGCACCAGAAGTTCCGCTTGTGCCAGAGGAACCTCCAGAACCTGATGTTCCAGAAGATCCTGAAGTGCCTGAAGAACCACCAGATCCAGAAGTTCCAGATGAACCAGATGTTCCGCTAGTTCCATCTATACCAGAAGTGCCACTTGTACCAGAAGTTCCGCTTGTACCAGAAGATCCACTAGAACCAGAAGTTCCCGAAGTGCCAGAAGAGCCTCCAGAGCCTGATGTTCCTGATGATCCGCCAGATCCAGAAGTACCAGATGATCCAGACGTCCCAGAAGTTCCTGAAGATCCTCCAGAACCTGATGTTCCAGAAGATCCTGAAGTTCCAGATGACCCAGATGTTCCTGAAGACCCAGAGGTTCCAGAAGATCCATCTGCGCCGCAAAGAACCCAAGAAACAGCATAAGTGCTATTTAGTTCTATATTTCCATGGCCAGCTAAGAAATTTAAATTTACAGCCCAAGTATCATCTCCATTACGAATAACACTAGCAACAAAAAGCTCTACTCTATTATGAATATCTGCCGTGTTTACTAATTGGAATATTGCTTTCTCGTATCTCAATTCAACCCAAGTTCTTAACCCTTCAAACCAAGAGTCTAATAAACTTCCGCCAGAATCATATTCACTAAATATAGCAGAAGTAATAGAAGACAAAGATCCATTTCCAGCAACTACTTTAAATTCACCATTTGCTAAAACTGCATTATTTGTTAGTAAATATCTGTAAGTATTAGCGCCGTCTACGCCAGAAGATCCGCTGGTCCCAGAAGATCCCGAAGAACCGCTAGATCCAGATGTTCCAGAAGTTCCACTCGTACCAGACGAACCTCCAGAGCCTGACGTTCCAGAAGATCCAGAAGTTCCAGATGAACCGCCAGAACCTGATGTTCCAGAAGATCCTGAAGTGCCTGAAGAACCGCTAGACCCTGAAGTGCCAGAAGAGCCTCCGGAACCTGATGTCCCAGAGCTTCCGGAAGATCCAGATGTTCCCGAAGTTCCCGATGATCCACTAGACCCAGAAGTTCCAGAAGAGCCTCCAGAGCCTGATGTTCCAGAAGACCCCGCAGAACCAGACGTTCCAGAAGAGCCTCCAGATCCAGAAGTTCCTGAAGAACCTGAAGAGCCTCCAGATCCAGAAGTTCCAGACGAACCTCCAGAGCCTGAAGTCCCTGAGCTTCCAGACGATCCTGATGATCCAGACGATCCAGAAGTCCCTGAAGTGCCAGATGATCCAGCGGGACCGGGCAATCCAGCGCTTACAACTATAGCGCTTTCTACGTCACTTGGCGGCGCTGTAACTTCTACGTTAATTGATGGCTTTGGATTTACTATTACTATGTCTGGCATATTAGTAAGTTACTTCTGGGGTTACTGTGACTGTTCCTTGCAATACTCTTGATACAGTATTCTCGGGACCTTGTCCTGAGACATATCTTTCTATATCATAAACTGCAACCGTTATTGGAAGCGCTGCGGTTTCTGAAGGGCTTAATGTAAAATTAATTACCCCTCCAGTAGCACTTACTACTGTAGGCTCTAAGTCAACAAGGACTCCAGTTGAACCATATGAGTATCTTACTTTTCCTCTTAAAGAATACCCACTTATGTTAATTGGAGTCCCGCTTGTATCAGTCAGGGTAGCTGTTAAATCGTAGTTCTCTCCCTGATTGACAATTATGTTGTATACAGCCATGCCATAGATTACACTCTATTTTGTTCAATAGATCATATAATTCCTACTCCTTTTTGGCCCACAACCTTACTAGCACATTCGTTAGCAAAAAGAATTGCTTTTTCTATGTCATTAGTTTTACTGAATTCTACTACTAATCCCGCCAAGAAAGAATCGCCTGCGCCAGATACATCTATCACTTCTTGCTGTGCCACTGGATAGTTTTTCCCTAAGTAATAACAACCATCTTCTCCTGCTGTTTTAATTATTCTATCTTTAAGAACGCTTGGGATACAATGCTTTGATCTATCGTATTCAAAATTATTAATCTTTACGAACCTTACTTTTGTAGCCCAGTCTCCCAATATTCTTTTGCTATCAAGAAATACTGAATTATGATTAGAAGATATAGTTAAAATGTCTTCTTCTGTCAAAAATCCTTTGTTATAATCAGAAATAACAATATGATCATAATCATAACTCATCTTTTCTATATTGAACCTCTTTATATTTTCGGCAGAATCTAATCTAAAGAACATATGATTTGTACTCTTATGTACATATCTTGTTTTAGTTATATTAGACCAGTTAGGATTTGTGACTATATCGCAAGAGTTTTCTAGAGACTTAATGTTCCGATAAACATTCTTAGCCATTCCGGGATTATCATTTTGATCAATAATCTTTAATATAGGCACGGGTTTATCTGGACTCATCCTATCGCAAGAGCAATAGACATGAACATCTCTGCAACTATCTCCTATTACTAAAATTTTCTTTTTCATTAGAATTTGCTTTTTCTCTCGACGATCATGGATGGCCTTGAAGAGTAAAGAGCCTTTTTATAAGCTTCTAGCACTTCTGGGCCAGTGTTTGGAACATAGACAGGGAAAGACACCATATTTCTAAAACCTTCTGTAAAGTTTTGAGAATGAGTTGGCCCAGAATAGAATGGTCCACTATCAGCCACAACTGTTCTAAATATTACTGGACACTCATATTCTCCATGAGAAATTCTTTCAATATGATTAGCGTGATTAATAATTGCATCCGCCGCTACTAGCATGAAATCGTGACGCTCATAATAAACAACAGGCTTGAATCCTTCAAAAGACATCCCAATTGCAAGGCCAGCCATGAGATTTTCTGCTACAGGAGTTTCAATCTTTTGACTATTATCTACATTAACAAGATTGCCCATCGCATTTCCGTGCTTTACGTTGTATCCAATAAATACAGAATTTGCTTTTCCAATTTCTGTCATAGCTTCAGTAACAGCATTCTTAAATGAAATATTTGGATCAATATCAAAAGACGGCATCTCTTCTGGAAGCAAATGCGGAAAATATTCAGCATCAGTTTTTTGCTTTGTTTTCTTTAGATCAATGTTCTCGTCAATTCTTGCGTGAGGATAAGTGATGTCGTATCGATATCTTTCTACACAAGGAGGCATCGGAGGCAATACAGATTGGCCCCACCTTTCGCTCTTTGGAGTGCAAACAGATCTATTATTATCTTCTACGATAAACTTGCATGGCAAATCAAAACCAGAAACATATCTTGCCGCCTCGAAAAGATGCCCAGAATCTTCCGTGCCGTCACCAACGAAGCACCACACCTTTTGAGAAGACCCCTTGCGCTTGAGAGCAAGAGCGATTCCTGCCGCAATAGCTGGAGTACCGCCAATGATTGCTGACGTAAAGAAATTGCGCTTCCTGTCATAAATAAACATACTTCTGCCATCTAAGATTCTTTGGCGCAACTCTTCTGCCGGGATTCCAGCGAGGAGAGCATGATAATGATTTCTGTGATTAGAGATTACATAGTCTCCATCTTTGATATCCTTGAAGATTTCTATTAGCTGCTCTTCGTTGCCACCGGATAAGTGGAACAAGAAAGGCAACTTGCAATCTTTGTAGAGATCAATGATTGAGTTTTCGAAGTTAATTAAATCTTGCTTTGTGGCGTAATTCATTTTAAAAATTGATAATGATTCTTCCAGATTCTCCAGACTTCAATTTAGTAATAGCCTCATTGACATTGAAGATATCATAGCGATCAGTTACTAGAGATTTTATGTTTATTTGTCCGTTTTTATAAAGTTTTATATATCTTGGGATGTCTATGTCTGGGTCAAAGTTTCCAGCCTGAGTAGACCTAATAGTTTGCCCATTAGAAGAAAAGAATTTAATAGGATCAGATATCATTATTTGCGACCCCGCTTTTGGCTGAGAAACAAGAATGCATCTACCCTGCTCAGATAACAAAGGGATGAACCTAGAAACAAAACTTAGAATACCAGTAGTATCTATAATACAGTCAAACTTTGTTTTTGATTCTACTATCTTTTCTACGTCAACTGGACTGTAAAAATTGGCACCAAAGTTTTCAACCATTTGCCTTTTCTTTTCATTGATGTCTATGCCTACAACTTCTGAAGCTAAAGAAAGCTTTGCAGCTTGCACACAACTAAGACCAACTCCTCCACACCCAATTACCAGAACGCTCTCTCCAAATTTTATATTTGCATCTTTATTTACAACGCTAAATCCAGTGGAAAGGCCACAGCCAAGCAAAGCGCAAAATTCATTGTCTATGTCCTTTGATACTGCCGTAACACGATTTTCGGAAACTACAACTTCTTCAGCAAGAGTCGTCACCTTTCCGCCAGAAATTTCTCTTTCATTCCAAGTGTATTTAGCAAAATCAGCCTCAATTCCTGCTCCTTTTCGCCAATGCATCACTACTTTATCACCCTTTTTTACTTTAGAAACATTTTCGCCAAGATCTTCAACTATTCCACATCCTTCATGTCCTATTAGATGCGGCATATATTTTTCATTGCCCTTCAACCCAGCTATTTCTTGTAACTGCGCCCCACACAAACCACTTGTCAATAGCCTTACCCTTACTTGCCCAAATGACAATTTCTTAGGCAGGTTTATACTATCTACATGGAGCGGTTTATTTTTTTCTATTAGAATCGCAGCTTTCATTATCTCTTTATTCTATCGAATTGTATCGAACTAATATAAAAAGATTGACACTTTGTCATCATCACCACAAATTCAGCAATCTCATCTGGGTCCATCAATTCATTAAAATCTGGTCGCCCGAAATTCATTCCGGTAGCCATGGCCCTAGGATAGAGGTTTATTATTTTGATATTTTTTTGGAAAGCTTCTGCGGAAATAGAATCCGAATAACCCCTGAGAGCGTATTTAGCTGCTGCATAGTCCGGGTCTTTTAAGTCTGGATAAAGCCCGCAAATTGAATTGACATTTATTATTGTTCCCTCATTCTTAGACTTAAAAAAAGAAAAAGCCGACCTCAGAACATTTAACGATCCTTGGTAAGATTTTATGTAATCATTCTTATCGAAAGCATTATTTATTATAATGTCTGGATT